GATGGCTGCGTAGGAGGTAATAAACGCGGTCACGCCGCCTTCGGTGTTCGGGATGGCAAGGGCGTTCACGGTGTCTTTATTCTGTGCGTAATACGCCATGCCTTCATCAGTCTGCGCATAGGATCCGCTTTGGATCAGTGCGGTCTCCTCGTCAAAGCTTTCCGACGCAGGCATGGCAAGAAGATCTTCAAACTGCGCGGTGAGGTTTTCCTCGGTGAGAATTGTTTTTTCGGTGGCGTAATCTGCAATACGGGGAATTCCGGCGCCGCACCAAGTGTAGAGATTGTTGCGCACAACTTTCAGAACGGCCGTGTCCTCACAGTTTACAAGCTCGTCCCATGTTTTGGGGGTGAAATCAGGGTCGGCAAGCTGTGCTTTATCGAGGAGAAAAACGCTTGCGTAGTACGTGATAGGCAGCACGACCTGTCCTTCGTCGGTTTTTCCGGTATCGAAAACAGGGGCAAAGTGGTCCTCGGAGCGGAGGTATTCGCTTTCTTTTATATAATCGTCAAGCGGCAGAAAAGCGCCGGCCTGCATGGTGCGCTGCACATCCGGAAACAACGTGGCCGGGTGACCTTCACCATTGAAAGTCATGTTTGAGGTCGGGGAAGAAAGCAGATAGCCGTCCGGCCCGCCGCCGGCCATGATCTCCACGCGCAGGGAGGAGATCTGCGTTTCGCGCTCCTGCGTATCCTCGGAGAGGACGAAAAACTCAACGTTCAAATCGCCGTAGATCTCTTTTGCAAGCCGCGTTATGCCGTTTTCGTGCGTAAAGTCCTGCTCATCCGTCACGATCACCGCTTTTTCGCTCGATTTGCTTGCAATACTCCCCGTAAAGCCCGAGGCGAAATACCCCCCCCCGCCGCAGCCGCAGACCGCCTGCATGAGCAGCATGGCAGACAAAAGAATGGCAAATTTGCGTTTCATAGATTTTCCTCCTTTAAATTGGTGAAATATAATTATATGCTATATATGAACTCACCTTTCAGCTACAAAGGCAAATTCATAGAGGGTTATACAGCGATCACTGTTCTTTTGCCAGACATGATTTCTAAACGTTTAGTTGACTTAATAATAATAGAATTTCAAATTAAGTCAAGCAAAATCACACTAAATGACAAAAGAGCATCATGAAGTAGCATTTATCAATCCGAACACTCTACAAATATCTATTGAATTTTCCTTTAACAGCCAGCTCTCGTTTTAAAAAATTTGCAAGGCAAAAGGTCAAGCAGCTTTATATTTCAAATTCTGAATTTTCACCCCATAAGCGTGTCAAATGTAAGCAATCTGTAAACAAATGCCTTTACCCCGTTTATAAATCGCCGAAAAATGTCGTGTATAAGCAGCGTCTGCAAGCCCGTTTAGGCAGACTGCCGTATTCCTATATTCAGAAAATCGATAAAGCCCTCGCTGTCAGTATCGGGTTATGGGATAAATGCTGAAAACATAAAAACTTTGTTTTTATTTGTTATCCGGTACAAGTAAGCTCCCATATACTTGCACCACGAGGTGGTAATTTGGCGCACAGAGAATTTATCTATATCGGTGAACCGCTTCCAAAATTGAATGAAAAGGAGCATGCCGCTTTCTTTCTGAACTTGCAGAAAGGCATCCTTCTCTCCCTAAAGCAGCGAAATCTGCTGACACCCGCTCAACACCAAGAGTGTTTAGCCGAATTGGAAAAAAGAGAAAGCAAAAATCAAATCCGTAATACCATAAAACAGAAACATTCATTGTAAAAGGAGGACTTATATGAACCGATATGAACGCATGAATCAAGAGCGAAAAATAGTCGATGTGCGAAAGCGTGTGGCTGCCTATTGCCGCGTTTCCACCGACCACGAAGATCAGGCAAATTCCTTTGAGAGCCAGCAGCGGTATTTCAGACAGTATATTGAGCGCAACCCCGATTGGGAGCTTTACGAGATTTTCGCGGACGAAGGCATCTCCGGCACCAACACCAAAAAGCGCAGTGAATTCAAGCGCATGATTGCCTGCGCCAAAGAGGGCGATTTCGATTTGATCATCACAAAAGAGATTTCCCGTTTCGCAAGAAATACGCTCGACAGCATCTATTACACGCGTGACCTCAAAAAGCACGGCGTCGGCGTGATTTTTATGAACGACAACATCAATACCTTAGACGGCGATGCAGAGCTTCGCTTGGCGATTATGTCCTCTATTGCGCAGGAAGAAAGCCGTAAGACGTCCGAACGTGTGAAATGGGGGCAAAAACGCCAGATGGAGCAAGGCGTTGTGTTCGGCAGAAGTATGTTGGGCTACGATGTTAAAGACGGCAAAATGACCATCAATGAGGAAGGCGCCAAAATCGTGCGGCTTATCTTCCATAAGTTTGCAAACGAAAACAAGGGCACACACGTCATCGCACGCGAACTTCGCGAAGCCGGCATCACGCCTATGCGCGTCAAAGAGTGGAGCAACACCGTCATTTTGCGCGTGATCCGCAACGAAAAGTATTGCGGCGACCTCGTGCAAAAGAAAACTTTCACGCCGGATTTTCTCTCTCACGAAAAGAAATATAACCGTGGCGAAGAAGAATTTGTCATCATCAAAAACCACCACGAACCCATCGTTTCCCGAGAGCTTTTCGAGAAAGCCAACCGCATTTTAGATGAAAAATCTCTAACACAGGAAGGCAAAGCCAAGCACAGCAACCGTTATCCGTTCTCCGGCAAAATCAAGTGCGGCTGCTGCGGCTCCAGCTATGTGGCAAGATATAAAAATCGAAATAACGGAACCCGCTACAAAGCATGGCGATGCTACAAGTCCGCTACACAAGGCAGCCCGCACACCGATAAAGCCGGAAATCCGCTTGGCTGCTCAAATCCAAGCATCCGCAATGAAGATGCCGTTCATATCATGTACCTCGTGACCCGCAGTCTGCAATTAGAGGAAAAGAAGATCACCGCTAATTTGCTTTCGGTCATTCAATCCGTGCTTTCCGTAAACACCAACTATTCGCATATTGAAAAGCTCAAAGAGCAAATTCAATCCGTCGAAGATAAGCGCACGCAGCTAATTGACCTGTGCATATCCGGCGCGATCACCAAGCAGGAATTCATCACGAAACGCGAAGCTTGCGATAAGGAGATTTCCGAACTGCAAGATACGATCAGCGGCATAGACCAGCAGCACCTCCTCGCCGATCAGCAGGAAAGCGTGATGAAAGAAATCACCGCTGCCATTCATGAGATCGTCAGCGGTGTAGAATATGAAGATGCGTTTTATTCACAGATTTTAGACAAAATGGTGGTTCAAAGTAAGGATACCGTCGATGTTTACCTGAATTTGCTCCCGATTAAGTGGAGTTACGCCGTCGCAAAGGCCTCAAAAGGCGTTTTAGACCCCAAAAGCGGCATTTCTGAAACAGAGATACCGATATCCGTCAATATCGCCCGAAGCTCCGGGTAGGGCATGGAGTAGCGCTGGCTGAGGTAGCGCAGGGAAGCGCCTAATTCTCCGTGAGGGCCGCCGTATTGGCTTATGATGAGCTTTGCGAGCGCGGGGTTCGGGTTTTTGATGCGTACAGGGTACTGCAGCTTCTTCTCATAAATCCACATTACTCGTTCGCCTCCGTTTCCCACGGCCACGGGTCGCTGATCCACGCCCAGCGGCTCGTTGAGCGCGAAGTCTCGTTTAAGGGGCCGTACGCTTTTTCGTACTCGACCGTAAGCTTATCGTATTCCTCGCGGTAAGCAGCAAGTTTTTTCGCCGCCTCTTTTTCTAATTAAAATATTGATTAATAAGAAAAGAACGATCTTCACAGATAGTTCTTTTCACAATGCAAAATATAAAAACCGAATTTTTCGATCAATGTTTGTATAAAAACATTACGCTTGTAAAATGACATACGAATATACTAATATCAATTGTTATCTGATAAATCAAACAACAAAACTTTCCTCTTGATTTGCTTTTGAACCAACAATATATGGATTTGGCATATTTTCAATGCACCCAGCAACATGCAAAACCCAAAACTAATAAAAGGAATCGCTTTCACAAGCAATTCCTTTTCACATTATGAATAAACAAATACTCTACTATTTCCAAGTAATGTTATAAAGCAATATTTACACGATGTTTGAAAAATGATGTCTATGTTCTTCTACCTAAAATTACTTCTAAACAATCTTTACCATTTTAATACAATATACATGCCAAATTTCAAATAATAGTCATACACACCTGATTAACAACACTATACAAAACAGAAAACTAAAAAAATATTGTGTATGTGTGGGTATAAATGTAGAAAATATCTACAATGCGCAATATTTATATTTAACAAAGCATATATGGTAAATATAAGTTATTCGTATAACATTCATAAAACATACCCTGCCAGACATCGCTATTCTTAATTAAAAACAAAATCACATATTGTTCATTTTTAAACCGAAACCAAAATGTTACTGCAACTGAAAAGAATTTTCAAAGGAGCGACTTATACAATCGGGCGTTTATACATTGACGGAAAATATTTCTGCGATACTCTGGAAGACAAGGTGAGAGAACTTCCGGCACATTGTCCGAACACGCCTAAAGGATTGAATTGCGAATGCCCGGAAAAGGTTTATTCAAAGACCGCTATCCCATCAGGAGAATACAAGATTACGATGGAATACTCACCCAGGTTCAAACGTGTCTTACCAAGACTGCATGATGTGCCGCATTTTATTGGAATCCTAATACATCCCGGAAACACCGCTACTGATAGCGCAGGGTGCATTCTTGTTGGGAAAAACAAGGTAAAAGGCAAGGTGCTGGAATCAAGAGCCACTTCGGATGCCTTGAATGAGATTTTAAAGAAAGAGCGAGAAATTAAAATTCATGTTTCATAAGAACACTTCCGAAACAGCATCCAGCCCTAAAAAGTTGGGTGCTGTTTCCATATAAGACCAGACTATGAGAAAGATAATTCTAAACAACATACTTATAATCATGGCGGTTTCTGTCATTACGATTGCCGCTGCAAATATCTAAACATGGGAATTTATGCAAAACTGAGACCACCCCAGAACATTAAAATTGATTTCAGACCGTCAGAAAGGCAATATGAACTATGGAAATTGCTTCAACCGGATTATTGCCCCAAATGTGGTGGTCACATAACACAGAAACTCATCGGATACGATGTAAAAAAGAATCCACAATACAAGCCTGTTTGTGAGTCATGTGGAAACACAAATCTGCCACAAATGATATTAGGTGGTGGAGCAGCAGGTGGTGGAAAATCGTTTTTGGGAGCCTGTTGGCTCATTATTTCCTGCATGAGATTTGAGAACATCCGTGCGGTCGTGGCACGTAAGACAATCAAGTCTTTGAAGGAATCTACTTGGAATACGATCAAGACGGTTCTAAAAAACTGGGGATTAAAAGAAGAAGTGAACTACAGAATCAATAATCTGGAAGGTACGCTTACCTTTTGGAACGACTCTGTCATTATCATGAAGGAAATGGTCGATCTGCCTTCTGACCCGAACTTCGAGCGATTCGGTTCTTCCGAATATACGATTGCCATGATCGACGAGGTGTCGGAGATTTCGGAAAAGGCGGTTGAAGTGCTTTTTTCCCGTCTTCGTTGGAGAATACACGAGACATTCAAGACATCCAGAATGTTTATGAGCACCAACCCGACTACAAACTGGGTACGTTCCCGGTTCGTACAGGATGAAAACGGAGACAAGGTGGAATGCCGGGAGGGAGAGGCTTATATACCGTTCTCCGTATTCGACAACCCGGACATCGCTTTCCGGCAGACTTACGAGGCGGCATTGAACAAGATTCGTGACCAAGCCACAAAGGAGCGTTTGTTATATGGTAACTGGGATTTTGTGGAAGCCAACGATATGGCCGTTTACCACAATTTTGACGGTTCCAGACATCTTATAACGAACCTGAAGGAAAAGGTCTACGATCCGACCAAACCTATCATTACCATCTGGGACTTCAATGTCGCACCCAGAATGTCTACTTTGTTGGCTCAGATAAACTATGACAAAAAAGAGATATATGTCATAGAGGAAATATTGGGATTGCCGGAAAAGAAGGAAAACAATACTCCGGCTCTGGCAAGGAAGATACAACAGAAATTGTATAGGGAAAAACATATCGGAGGGGTGGACGTGACAGGAGACCCTGCCGGATTACAGCGTTCAACCACAAATGAAGATGGGACAAACAACTACACCATCATCACGGAAACACTGGGCAAGGGCGTATTGAAACCTAAGATCAAGCTCTTAAAAAAGCAGCCTCCACAAGTTACCCGATGTGAATTTGTCAATGAGGTGTTCGAGGGATTTGACGGATGGAAACTGATGATTGATTTACGTTGCAGGAAGCTCACAGAAGACCTTATTTACCAGTTAAAGAACGAGGATGGTACAAAGTGCAAGGCAAAGGTTACAGACGCTAAAACAGGCGTAAAATACGAAAAATACGGCCACTTGTCCGACTGCCTTGATTACCTGCTATGCTATTATTTAAGGGATAGCTGGACGAAATACAAAAGAGGGGACGGTTCTATGACCATCCTTTCCACAGCTACCATTAACGAAGGATTTAACTATTAACGAACCATTAATCTATGTACAGACGATTTTTAAACAATAGCGATTATCTGGGAATCATCACGCAAGACAGCCTTTCCCAGATAACGAGAAACGAACCGGAAACATTCATTCAAGCCGAGGAAGCCGCAGAAATGAGTGTCATAGAGTATCTGAGCGAGAACTATGAGATTGAAAAAGAACTGAATAAAGGGAAATATATCGCTGAATACGACCGAAAGGTAACTTATCCGATCGGAGCACATATTTATTTTGATGGTAAAATCCACGAGATAATAAGATCGATCAGCGGATACAAGGCTCCTTCTTCCGTGGAATACTGGGAAGAGTTTGTGGATGAGAAAGGCGAGATATGGGAATTTCAACGATACAGCCAGTTCAAAACCTATTACAAAGGTGATATTGTCTTATATAACGATACGCCTTATATCTGTCTTGTTGAAAACGGATGGAGATTTGGGGATATACGAATCCCGATGGTAAACGGATGGAAACTTGCTGAATATACAGACTGGAATCCGATTGAGTACGAGCTTTGGAATGTCGTAAAGTTTGACGGTTCCTATTATACTTTGATGTCACTGGAGGGGTTCGACAATAATAAAAACCCTTTGGAATCGGAAAATTGGGGTGCTATTGCCGATTATGATCCTCAGTACAACGAATACGAACTTTCATCACATGAGTACGTTGTATACGATGGCCAAGTGTATTATCCTGAAATAGACGTGAACAGTGACAGTCCGGTTATCGGGGAAAATCTTGCACTACACGATCCCAGAAACTACAATCTCAAAAAGCACATGATTCGGTTGGCTGTGTACGAGCTTACCAAACTGATTGCTCCCAATAACGTCAGTGTTGTTAGAATGAGAGATTATGAGGATTCCATGAAGTGGCTTAATGATGCTTCTAAGCTGAGAATCAACCCTCAGATTCCACGAAAAATAGCAGAAGACAACAAGCCGGTTACAGACTGGCAGATGGCGACATTCCAGACATCTTATGATCCATACAAAAACCCCTGGCAGATATGAAAAGATTTTATTACGACAACCGAATCGCCAAGATACTATTGGCATTCAGTTCTTGCCACACAATCACAATTGGCCCGTTTGTATTAAGCAAGTTATCTCCGGAGCATATAACGCAAAGAGTCAGAAACCATGAAACCTGCCATTCATATCAATGGATAGAAACGACCTGTGTTGCGGTTTACATGGTTTTAGTCTTACAACTGATTTTTGACATATCTCCTATATGGTATATCGTAGCGACTCTTACCTTTTATATCTGGTATGCGATAGAGTGGCTTGTAAGACTTCTCATCTGTCGAAATTCAAAAACCGCATACAAGAAAGTGTCGTTTGAACAAGAGGCATATTCCTGCGAACTGAACTGCAACTACATAGAAAACAGACCGTTGTTTTCCGGATGGTTGCAATATCTTAAAATAAACAACAGCAATTAAATTCTTTATCAAAATGAATTATCTAAAAAGAATCAGGCAGAAGATAGACGATTTCTGCATCAATAAAATGAGAATGGATGGCGCACAACATTTGATTGCCGGAATATTGATTTATGACATGCTCAAATACCTTATGCCGGTTGAAGCGGCAATCTTAACTACTTTGGTGATACTTGTTGCGAAAGAGATTGTTTGGGACAAGTGGTTGAAGAACGGAACCGAAGAGTGGCACGACCTTGTTTGGGGAGCTGTAGGGCTTCTGTTGGGAGCACTTTGATTATATAACAACTAAATATTTACTTTATAAGCCTGTCTCCAGATTTGCTTTTAAACATTATTTTTTGTACTGAAGACAGGCTTTTATTTTTAGAATATTTTATTTAGATTATCCAACATTGACTTAGGATCTGTATTCTTATAATAATGCCGATAAATCATATCCGGGCTGTTTCCGGCAAACTGGGCTACTTGCATAGGATGGAACCCCTCGTCTATCATTTTCGAGATAAAGGTTCCACGAGCCGAATACCAGGTGATTTCATCCTTTATTTTCAGTTTCTCCCTTACCTTCTTCAGCGTCTTGTTCACATTCATGCTGATTACTTTAACCCTCATGTGTTTCTTTGCTTCAGTATTGTGCTTGATTTTGAAAATAGGAAATACATAATCACCCAAAGCTTCGTCCTTGTATTTATTGATGATTATACGAGCCTTGTCTGTAAGAAAAGGAGTAGCCTTCTTGTTCACTTTTCTGCGCTCATAAATGATCTGATTTTCTTTTATGCAATCTTTCGTCAAATGACACACATCCACGTTTGCCATTCCACCGGTATAATAACTGAAGAGAAACAAATCAATATAGAAGCATTCTTTGGGAGTAAAACCTCTCCTACTCATGTTTTCTATACGGACAATGGATTTGGGAGAAATCGTTTTTGGTTCCGGCTGTTTCTCCTGCATGTATTCTTGTACCGAATCAAATACCCACAGATTAACGCCATACATATTACGTTTATGGGCATATTTGAAAACAGCACGAAGCAGACCTAATTTATGAGGAAGACCACCTTGGCTGTTTGCATTTTTAAGCTTTGCACGTCTCAATGTATAATTTACAAAATCGCTCAGAAACTTTTCTGTTATGTGGTGAAAATAAAAAGAAGAAAATTTCTTGGAGTATTTTCTTAATGTAAATTCCATAAACGCTCTTTTCATCCACAAATAATTTTCCGCATTGTTGCTACTCGTAACCACAACACCATTCTTGACACGTCTCTTTGTCTTGAATAATAAGATCATTGAGTCTATCACTTCAACTACCGATACTGTCGGAGAATCGTTACTCTTAGTTTCTGCCTCAACATCGAAACAATGAGACCACATTTTAGGAGTCCAATTGATTTTTTCGGATTCCCATAGCTCTGCAACATCTAAATACTTTTTCTTTTCTTTTAAGATTAATTCGTTTTTCTGAGCAGTCAGAGAGTCATTCCCCTTAAATAATTGGGATGCTGAATCCCAGAGTTTTGCCTCTCCAATAATGTTAAAAACCTTCGGAACACGAGGAAATCCGGTTTTAAAAAAGACCAATTCCAATCTCACTTCTTTACTTCTTCCTTTAATTGGCCTTGCTTTTACTTTGATACTAAACATGTTAATTAGTTGTTTATGTCCACGTCTTAGTTCATGTTAATTCAACTAAGTTACCTACATAGCAGGGTACATGGGCTTGGTTTTTGGATAAATCTGGGTGGTAAACGTCTTAAAATTGTTTTACCACATTTTTTCACTTAATTAATAATCAGTATCTTACGAAAATTTCATTTTATGCCAAATGTTAAAACAAAAAAAGGCTATCCTCACGGACAGCCAATCTTCATTGTTAACCTTAAATCTAATACCATGAAAAACACAGTGC